GATGCGCTCGCCGCTTATGGAGCAGTGCGCCGCGTGCAGGTGGCCGCACTGGACCTCCACGGCGATGCGGCGCACGTCGCAGGCCGCATCGACGTTGTAGGGGCCTACGGGGTACTGGAACCGCAGACCGCAGAGCGCGTGGTCGAGGGCATCGAGGAGCAGGACTTCCGTGCTGCCGAGTCGGGCATACGTGCGGCTGAAGGTGAGGGCGCGTTTGACGCGCTCGGCCAGGCTGTGACGACGGCCACGGCACGCCGCGTTCGCCGCGGCAGTTTGGCGACGGACCCTGACGGGGTCGGCGCGCATCTGGTCCCATTTCAGACGCTCCGCATCGGATCGACCGCGCACGGCGACGCCGTGGACGCTGAAGCGTCGAAGCAGGACGTCACGACCGTAGCCGGTTTCATCGCTGATCTGCTTGAGACTTACGCCGCTGACATATCGACGGATCAAGTCGTCGAGGTGCGGGATATCGACTTTTCGGGGCACGTATATGACCTCCAGACGCGGGACGGCTGGATAATAGCGAACAACATCGTCACAAGCAACTGCCGCTGCGTGCTGGCGTATTACGACACGACGATCGAAGAGGTGCCACGGTGACGACGAAAGCGATACGGCAGAAGCAATGGCACCTGACCGACGCGCGCCTAGAAGTGCGCGCCGAGACGGAGCTGCCGGCGGGGATTGCGGGGCGCGTGTCTGGGGTGGCGCTGATGTACGACGTGGTCGATACGTACCAGACTATGTTCGGCCGCGGGAGCGCGAAGCGGTCGGTCGATGGACGTGTCGCGGCGCGGAAGGTGCCGCTGCTGATGGATCACGAGCGGACGACGTCGGCCCATGTCGGCGTGGTGTCGGTGATGCAGGACGTGGGCGACGCGCTCGTGATGACGGCCGAAGTGTTCGACACGCCGGACGGGCGGGCGGCGCTGGAGTATGTGAAAGCGGTGATCGCGGCCGGCGCGTCGACCGGGTTCTCGATTGGGTTCATGCCGCGCCGGTCGGAGATGGTGACGGTCGACGGGGTGATAGTGGAGCGGTTCTTGGAGATTGAGATCCGCGAAGTGTCGATCACGCCGATGCCGGCCGTGCCAGGCGCAGATATTACGGGCGCACGGGCGGAAGGGATCGAGCCTGCGCGTGACGATGTGGAGTTGTTGATGGTGGCCGCGCAAGTGACGCTGGAGGCGTTGACTCCAGCGCAGCGCGCGGCCGTGTTGGACCGCTATCGCCCGGATCTGCCGCCGGTCGCCGTGTCGCCCTCCGCCGCACACGCCGCAGGGCGTACCGCGTGCGACGACGACCCGCCGCCCGCGCCGATGCTGGTGCTTGCGTCTATGGAAGCGCGAGTGATGGCCCTGCGGGCTTCGTTCGCGTCACCTTCACTTTCTGACTGAGAGAAAACATGAGACAGGTACTCGTTTCCAAGAACCGCGCGGCGAACGAACTGCGCGAGCAGGCGAACAAGGTGCGGCACACGCTGGTCGATCCGACCGTGAGCTTCACGGCCGAAGAGGTCGAGAAGATGTCGGGCGACATCCGCGCGCTGGAGATGCGCGCCCAGGCGGCGGCCGACTTCACGCCGGACGCGGAAGTGGCGCGCCAGGGCGGTGATGACGAGCTGACGCGCGTCGACACGAGCGGCGCACCGCGCACGGAGTTCACCGGCATGGTGGACGCGCAGACGGCGGTGCGGGCGGTGATGGTGCAGGCGTTCTCGTCGGTCGGCGCGTATCTGCGCGCGGCGACCCGCGGTCCGTCGTCGGCGAAAGAAGCGTCGGCGCTGAAGCAGGTCGAGCTGATGACGCGCACGATTACCGGCTCCACGAACGGCGGCGAGTTCCTACTGCCGCTGACGCAGGTGCCGGAGATCTTCTCGATCAGCAACACGCAGAGCGGCCTGTTCCAGTACGCGCGCCGGTACAACGTGCCGGGCCGGTCGCTTCGCATCCCCGTCTTGATCCAGGACACGGGTACGGCGACGCTGAACCGGCCGATGGCTGGTCGCATTGCGAACGTGACGATCGTCGGCGAAGGCGACGCGAAGCCGGTGCGTGAGCCGTCGTTCGGGCAGCGGCTGTTGACGATGTTTAAGTACGCGGCAATCACGCAGTTCGGCGACGAGTTGCTCGGCGATGACTTCACGGGCGAGCTGCCGAGCGAAGTGACGACCGCGGTCGGCGGGCAGATCGTGAACAAGATGAACGAAGATATCACGATCGACGGCACTGGGTCGGCGCAGCCGCTCGGCGCGCTGAACGAGGCCAATACGGCGCTGATCGCCGTGACGCGGGCAGCGGCGGGGACGTTTACGGCGGCCGATGCGTTCGCGATGTACCAGCAGCACACGCATGGACCGAACAGCGTGTGGCTGATCTCGCGCATGGTGTTCTCGCAGCTCTTCGCGCTGCAGACGACGAACAACACGATGGTGACCTGGATCGCGAACCTGCGCGACAAGCCGACGATGCTGCTCTTGGGCTTGCCGGTGGTCGTGACCGACCTGCTGCCGACGCTGGGCGAGCAGGGCGACGTGGCGCTCGTGAATGGCGACTTCTACGCGATGGGCCTGCGTCAGGCGCTGACCGTCGAGAGCTCGATCCACGTCGCGTTCATCAACGACGTCACGACGTACCGCTTTATCGCGCGCGGCGGCGGCATCCCGATCCCGACGTCGACGTATGCATACAAGATCGATGGGGATGGCGCGAAGGTGGACGCACACTCGCCGTTCGTTGTCTTGAACTAACGCCGCAAGAACCGGCCAGCCGTCTCGAGGGGTGTGGGCCTCTTGGGCGGCTGTGTCGGGCGGGGTCTGACACTAAACCGGGGCGAAGGTGGCATTGCCGATCGTAGCTGACCTCAAGGCATATCTGCGCATCGAGAGCAGCGCGGAAGACGCGCTGTTGGCGGCGTTGCTGGTGCGCGCGTCGGCTATGGTCGAGGCGTGGATCGATACGCCGATCGGGACCGAAGAGCAGACCGCGGTCGATCGCGCCGAATCGTTGGCGCGCGTGGTCGTGTCGCTCGTGTTTCCACGCCGACCGTGCGCCGTGACGAGCGTCACGAGCGCGGCCGGCGTGGTCGTGCCGGCGACGACGTACACGGTGGACGGCACGTCGGGTGTGATCTATGCGAACCGCGGGGAGTCGTTCCCGGCGGGACCGTATACGATCGTCGCGGATGTCGGGCTCGCGGTGCGGGCCGACTACGCGCGGATCGAGCCGCTGATCGCGGTCGTGGTCTTGGACCTGGCGGCTGACCTGTACCAGCGCCGGACGCCAGGCGCGACGACGGAGACGAGTGCGGGGACGACGGTGCAGTGGGACGCGAGCCGCGAGACCGTGGCGCGCGTGCTGAAGACGTTGCGCGTGCTGAAGCTGGGGGTGGCACAGTGATCACGCCGGGGCTGATGGACCAGCGGGTGCGGCTGTACGAGCAGCGCGACGGCGGCGCGGACGGATTCACGCGCCCGGTGTACGTGTGTACGGGCGAATGGTGGGGCCGGCTCGATGCGATCACGGACACGGAGGTCGTCCCGAGCGCGCCGCAGTCGCATAGCGCGTATCGGACGGGCGCGGTGGCGACGGTGGCCGACTACGTGCCGATCCCGCTGTTCGGCGTCCTGCGCGTGACGGGGGAGGACACGGTGTATGCGGTGCGCGGGTGGGTCGTGGTCCGGGCGCTGCGGTGTGCGAAGGTGACGCTGGACGCGATCGCGCCGGCGCAGTGGCAGTCGTACGAGCTGGTCGAAGATATCGAAGTCGGAAACGGTATGCATCTCCTGGAAGCGGCGGTGCCGCTAGACCACGTCTCGGCATAATCCTACAGATCACGGAGTCACGATGGCGAGTTTCAATAAGTTTTTCCCGTTTGTCGAGGCGTTGGCACAGAAGGTCCACGACCTGGGCACGGATACGCTGAAGGTGTACCTGAGCAACGATACGCCGTCGTCGGCGGGCGACGCGGTGAAGGCCGACCTGCCTGAGATCGCGCCCGGGAACGGGTACACGGCGGGCGGCAATACGGCGACGACGACGAGCAGCGCACAGACGGGCGGCGTGTATACGCTCGTGCTGGCTGATCCTCCGTCGTACACGGCGGCCGGCGGCCCGATCGGACCGTTCCGGTTCGCGGTGCTCTATAA